ATGGAACCGGTCAAACTCCTGCTCGACCTTCCTTTCGACATACTCGCTCAACTGGCTGCGGGCTATCTATCTTATCGGCTCGCGTTCATCGGCCGAGACTCACATCACACAGCAATCGACGTTACATTTATCAGTCTAGCCTTTGCCGCTATGACAAAAGCCATTGTGATTGTCATCGGTTTGGTCATGCTGAAGGTCGGATATGACCCTCTCACCATTCTCCCGTCGATAGGAGCTGCATTCGTCGTTTTGGGCGCAGCGGCGCTTTGGCGGCGTTGGGGGCAAGATCGCGTGTATAATTTTTTCCGCAATGGCGGCATTTCTGATCACGATGGGCAACCAGACGTCTGGCGCAGCATGTTGGCGCGACAGTTGAAGGGGCCAACTCGGCTGGTGATCAAGTTGAAGGATGGCACAGAATTGATGTGCAATCAGTTAGCAAAGTTCAATGACGCACCCCTTGGGCCATGCCTGTTAGGGATGGATGGATCTGTTGCACTCTATGTGACCGATGTGCGGAAAAAAGGCACAGCAGACTGGGAGGAAATATCCCCCTTTGATGCAGAATTACCCGGTTGGGGCTACGAGATGAGTTTCATCCCCGCGTCTGAAATTGCCCGCATTGATGTGACACGTCCGAATTAACCCTTGGGCTTCGGCTTTGGAGGGACGGATTGGAGTTCATTTTTGAGTGGCTGCTGTGACCCTTGAACGGGCCTAACTCCGCCATCTTGCCTAACCGCAACTTCACGCTTCAAATCTTCCAGAAATGTTGGCTTTTTCATCGTCTCAGCCTTTCGGTTTCGGCTTTGGTGGCGGTGGTGAAGTCGGCTTTGAGGCCGTTGGCTGCTGAGAGTCGCCTATAAAAACTCTTTCGCCTTTGGGCGTTGGTTTCGAATCCGCCATGCGATTATCCTTTCTGTTGTTAATTTCACTGCCGTGCCGCTCACCCTTGAGTACGGCATTTCGTTAGGGGTAGCTTCAACGATATTGCACTGCTATTGCCTGGATAGAACGGTGGCCAAGTTGTCCAGTCGGTGAGTTTGAGCGAACTTGCATGCTCTTCGGCGATCCTTTGTTCAACATCACATATATCCAGCCGAAATTCCCAATCTTTATTGAGGCGATGAGGCTCCTGCCATTGCAGAAAATCGCGGCGTGAGTTGATTGAGAACGAAAGCGTGAGATCTAGCAAAAGCATGCGTTTGGCGTGCAACGGATTCGGCCACTTCTGAGCCTCTTTTTCTATCCTGAGCCATTGCGACGGATAGCTATTTTCGGCCTTAAAGCGTTTACGCCATCTATCGAACTCAGGCCACTTCCACGCACTCAACCCAGCCAAAGGCGACAGTGCAGCTTTGGTCCGCCGAGGATCGCCAGCGCGCGCAGCTTCAAGCCACATTGGAAGCATGCATATTCGAATAGTGTCTGGAATTGCTATTTTATCCATGACTGATTGGTAAACGACGACCATCTCGCTTGAGCTGAGCGTGAATGGCTTATCTTCGTTATCAAACTCAAATTTGAGTGTCAGTCCTGACAAAGCCTCAACCCCGATCCGTGTGTGCCCACCACATAACACGTCCAATGAGGTGCATGTCATGGAGGGCTTTTCCTGTTTTAAACTCTATCGGAAATTCCGCATCGTTGTCCGATATGACGGCATAAAAGTCTGTTTCGACGCGCTCAATGCGCTTGACCCGTGCCTCCCCAGATTCGACGAAAGCATAGACGTGCGGTTTACTTGTTTTGCGAGCATGACCCCGTGACTGGATCTCCACCTTTGATGTGTCAATCAGCACCATGTCGCCTGACCTAATTGTCGGCTGCATGCTCTCACCTTTGATGCGTGCCATGACAGCATTCGACGGCGCGACACCTATTGTGCGCAGCCAGTCGCGGCGGAACGATAGATAATCAATGATAGGCTCAACACCATTCTCGGCCCCTGCCCCGGCGGCGAGGCTTGCAGCGTGGACTGGGATATTCGCAAATTCTTCTGGATCTGATGCCGGTGGCTGTGGTGCGCCAACAATGTCCCGAGGAGGACCAAAATAAAACTCTAAATCAAGGACTTCGGCGAGCTTCATCAACGCTGGTAGATTATAACGCTTCTCACCCTGACGAGGCATTCGCAGGTTTTTAATCAAAGAAGGATGACCCACCGCCAGCTTTGAAGCTGCGGCGTCGGATAACCCCTTATCCTTAAGGGCTTTGTCTATGGTTTCGAGAATCGGGTCCATACGCACAGATTTAGCCTGTTGTGGCTAAATCGTAAATGCTTAGCTTGTACAGGCTTGACTATTGAAGCCTCTACAGGCTAACATTTGAGCATGGAACAGAGAACAGCACTCATAACCCTCGCAGATACGCTCGCCTCTCACCAAGGTGTAACGCACTACGCGATTTCGATGCGCGCCCTCAAAAAGGGCGACTTTTTCAAGAATATGAAGGACGGCAGTGATTGCCGTACGACAACGGCAGCTAAAGTGCTGGAGTTCTTCCACACCAACTGGCCCGAAGACCTTGAATGGCCTTCAGACATCCCCCGCCCGAAAACATCCAAGAAGGAGGCCGCGTGATGCTGATCGCCCTTCTTCTGCTCATTTGCATCGGCCCTGCCGTCATCCTCTTCGCTTTCGCAGCGCTGCTGGCGCTCGCTCCGGATGCCACCCCTCATGGCTGGTGGGTTTTGCCGGCAATCGCGCTCGGACTTCTCGTCTGGGCCGTCATCTTCAAATTTGTAGGGGTGATCTGATGAAAAAAGGAACATATCTGCGTTGTGTCACCAGGCATGGTTTCATCCAGATTGAGGGGCGCAGATATAGCACCAATGCGGCGCGTCCCGGCGATACTGTCTTGGTACGTGTGGACGCCCAAGATCTGGATCTTGCTCATGTCTTCCGGCCTGAAAGTGAGGCACTCATTGGCTGGGCCTTTCGGAGAACTGTTCCCCACACCCGCCTCCGCGCCCCATCCTCCCCCCCTATGGGTGCGCGTGAGCCTGCCAGACCGCGCGACTGCTCGCGTGCGGTCTGGCTCAGGCTCGCAGAGATCAACCGGAAGATTGAGGACAGCTGGATCGGCGACCTGATTGGCACGATCTTCCTATTCGTCATCATCTTCGGATCGTTCTGGATTTTACCCCTGATTTACGAGGTGTTTAAATGATCGACACACGTTCTCCTGATCAGCGCATGGCCGACCTGCGCAGCAAGATCGCCACCCTGAAATCCGCCCCTGTTCCGCCCTATGGGCTTTTGAGCGAGATGGTCTTTGACCTGTTGCAGATGGAAGAGGCCGGACACCTTGCAGAGTGCGAAGAGTGCCTGCGCATGACCTATGGAGGTCGGCCATGAGCGTTCATTTTGCCAAACCCTCGCATCGCTATGCGCTCAAGCAAATTTTGGGCGGTTATGTCGTCATCGACCCGGACGGAGGCCACGCCAGCCGGTTGATCCGGTTTCGGCCTGAGGCGGACCAACTGCGCGCCAAATTGCAACGCAAGGCGGATGCCAAGGCCAAGCGCGGGCCGCGTCCGTGCCTGTGTTGCGGTGCGTCATTCGTCTCCGAAGGCGTTCACAATCGGCTGTGTGGGGGCTGTCGCACCAAGGGCGATATGCTCGGCGATCTTTCCATGACCAACTATAAATCTTCGATGAAAAAGGCCCCACGATGAGCGCCCCCACCCTCATGCAAATCAATCGTGTGCGCCTGGACGATGTGATCATCAGTCTGCACCGCCTGCGCCCGGTCAGTGTCGCCGGAGTAGAAAGCCTGATCGCGTCGATCAATGAGACTGGCGTGATGAAAGACGCCATCCATGTGCGCAAGAAAAAGGATGGCACGCTCCACCTGTTGGCCGGTGCCCACCGGATTGAAGCGGCTCGCCGCCTTGGCTGGGAAGAGATTGAGGCCAAGGTCTGGACCGATGTCACCGATGATTGGGCTTTGCTCATGGAGATTGACGACAACCTGGCGGGCGCTGAGATGAACGCGCTGGACACGGCGGTGTTTTTGGCGACCCGTAAAGAGGTCTATGAGCGGCTGCATCCTGAGACGAAGGCTGATGCCTTTAAGGGTAATCAGCACACTGGAAAACTGGCGGCGGACATCGTGTCCTTCGCCACATCGACCGCTGAGAAATTCGGCCTGACAGACCGCCATGTCCGGCGCCTGATCACCGCAGGCTCAAAGTTGGCGTCCAATGAAGTCGCGCAGCTGCGCGCTGCACCCAAGCCGGTCACGCTCAAAGACCTGACCGAGATTGCCAAGATCGGCGAAGCCTCTGAGCGCGGCAATGTGGTTGCACGCCTGGCTCAAGGCACGGCGAAATCCGTCACGGATGCGCGTAAACAGATCAACGCCAAACCCGGCGATGCGCATGTCAGCGCTGCCGATCAAAGCCTGCGCAAGCTCAACGATGCCTTTGCCCGCGCGCCCCTCGCCGCCCGCCGCGCCTTTGTGGCCGAGCATGCCGACGTGTTGCGCGAGTTGCTGCCCAATAAAGAGGCCGAACCCACAGGCGTCGTGCCCTTTGTGAGAGCGAGGGCCTGACCCATGACGCGCCTTGAGCCTTCAAAGATTTGGTGGACCGCCGATGAGTTGGCAGCCGCAAAGCTGCCCACCCTGCCCGGCACCCGCCAAGGCATCAACTTGTTGGCGGGTGCCTGGCGCGCGCAGCCAGGCTGTGCGCAACGCAAGGCTGGGCGTGGTGGCGGCTGGCAATATCATTGGTCGGTGTTGCCGCTTGAGGCCCGCAAGGCGCTCTTGGTGCGCTCTGAGACGACCCCTGACGCCAAGCCAGACCGCGGCGCAGCTTGGGCTGCCTTTGATGGCTTGCCGCAGAAAACAAAGGACGAGGCCGCGCGCCGCCTGACCATCATCCAGAAGGTCGAGGAGCTGGTGTCGATTGGCACCACGCAGGTGGCTGCTATTGGCGCAATTGCCGCGCAAACGACCAAGGCGTCGCCACGCTCGATCTACAACTGGCTGGACATGATTGAGGGCGTCGCGGTGGATGACCGCTTGGCCTATTTGGCACCGCGCCACCGATTGGCCCAACGCAAAACGACAACAAGCGCAGAAACGCGGCCCTTTATGGAGTTTTTAAAGAGCCTTTTTCTGCGGCTGGAAGGGCCAACGTACAAGGATTGCTACAGAGATGCGAAGAAGGTCGCAAAATCAAAGGGCTGGGCCATTGTCCCTGAGCGCACGGCCTCGCGGCGGATTGAGAAGGAGGTCCCGCGCGTTACTAGGGTCTTTGCCCGCGAAGGTTTGAAGGGATTGATGCGCTGTTTTCCCGCCCAAATCCGCGACCGCAGCGGCTTGCATGCATTGGAAGCCGTGAACGCGGATTGCCATAAGATCGACGTCTTTGTGGAATGGCCTGACGGCACCATAAACCGCCCGCAGATCATCGGTTTCCAAGACCTCTATTCGAACAAAATCCTGTCTTGGCGGGTTGATCATGACCCGAACAAAGTGATGGTCATGGCAGCCTTTGGCGAGATGATCGAACATTGGGGCATCCCGCGCCGGTGCCTGTTTGATAACGGCCACGAATTTGCCAACAAATGGATGACAGGCGGCGCTAAACATCGGTTCCGCTTTAAAATCCGCGACGACGAGCCGCTTGGGGTTTTGCCCTTGCTGGGCATTCAGGTCACCTTTGCGACGCCCGCCCATGGCCAAGCCAAACCGATTGAGCGCGGGTTTCGCGACTTTGCCAGTTCCATCGCCAAAGATGTTCGGTTCGCAGGGGCCTATGTCGGCAACAAGCCCACGGCAAAGCCAGAAAACTACGGCAGCCGCGCGGTGCCCGCAGAGACGTTCTTGCAGGTCTTGGCCGAACGGGTCGCAGAGCACAATGCCCGCGAAGGCCGCCTCTCCGATACGGCCATGGGGCGCTCCTTTGATCAGACCTTTGAGGAAAGCTATGTCAAAGCGCCCATTCAAAAGGCCTCTGAGGAACAGCGCCGCCTTTGGATGATGGGGCAATACGCGGGCAAGCTGAACAAGAACAACGGCGAGCTGAAATTCCAAGGCAACCACTATCACAGCGACTGGATGTCAGAACATCCAAGCCGGGACGTTGTGGCGCGGTTTGATCCCGAGGACCTGCACAGCGGCGTGCATATCTATGGCACCGATGGCGCGTATTTGGGCTTTGCAGAATGCCGTCAACAAACCGGCTTCTTCGATCTGTCTGGCGCACAACGAACCGCCAAACGCGTCGCCCGCATCAAGAGCGCCGAAAAGGCACTGCTCAAAGCGCATGCACCCATCAGCCCCGCCGATTTGGGCGAGGCCTTGAATCAAGCAGCGACACCCGCATTGGATCGCCCTGCGGCCAAGGTGGTCAGGCCCATGTTTGGAAAGACCCCCACAAAAATGCAGCAGCCACCGCGCAAGATTGAGGTGCCGGCAAACCCGGCGGTCGACGCGGCACGTGAGGCGATGATTTTGAACCTGCCCGCGAAGGTCGCATCAAACGAAGACGCTGAAAAAGCTGCGACACCGGGTGATCGTTTTCGGCGTGCTCAAGACATTTTGGCACGCTCAGAGGCCGGGCAACCCATCGGCGAAGAAGAGGCAAAATGGCTCAACAGCTACAGGCAAAGCGCTGAATACAAGGGCCAATTGCTGATGTTCAAACAATACGGGGCGAGCGGCATCCGATAGCCGCATCGAGACAAAAAGCAAGGAACGTAAAAAATGACACATGCATTGACGACAGGTGACAGTATCAAGCCTCTGCGCAACGTCGCAGCCCTAAACTTGCTGGCCAGTGAACTGATGGACCGCACGTTTGGATTGCCGGGCTTGGGCGTGTTTCATGGGCCATCGGGGTTGGGCAAGAGCTTTGCCTGTGCCAGCGTGTGCGCCAGCCTGGATGCCATCCACATTTCGATTGAGGCCGATTGGACCGCCAGCATGCTGTATTTTGCGATCCTGTCCGAGCTGGGCGTGGAGGCAAAAGGCACCGTCGCCGAAAGGTCCTATCAGTGCAAAAAGGAACTGATGCGCGCCAATCGCCCGCTGATCCTGGACGAAGCCGACTATCTGATCAAGAAACGCGCCTCCCCGATGATTGAGCGGGTGCGCGACATCCATGACAAAACGGGCATCCCCATCATTCTGGTCGGTATGGAAGAGCTGCCGCAAAAGCTGCGCCAGTGGGAACAGGTCGACAACCGCATTTATCGTTGGGTCGGCGCCGAGCGCGCCGACATGCAAGATGCGCAAATGCTCGCGGATCATTACGCACCCGGCATCGGCATCACCCCAGATTTGCTCGACCACATTCGTATCCGCAACGACGGTGTCGTGCGCAAAATGGCGATGGATTTCGCCTATGTGGCGCAGCAAGCCCAGATGATGAACCTCTCCACCATGTCACTCGACAAATGGGGTGATGCACCATTTTTGCGCAACTCAGCGCCGACGGCTCGGAGGGTTGCATAACCATGACCAGCATGTGCTTTAAACCAAAAAATGACGCTGAAAAGGCGATGTGGGACTACATGTCAGCCTGCCCAGAAGTGACCCATGCCATGATCAAAGACGCGGTTGATGTGTCCGATTATTGCCGGACGAACTTTGTCGCAAAGCTCAAGCGCCTTGGCCTTTTGCATGAATGCGGCAAGCGTGATGGGCAAGTTCTGTTTTCGATCCATGATGGCGAAAAGCGCCGCCAAACTGCGACTGAGAAACGCCAGTCCCCGCAAGGCGCGATGTGGACGATCATGCGTGTCTTAAAGACCTTTTCGCCGATTGATATCCATTTGGCGCTTGGGGCGTCCCACCCAGAAATCACCCAGAAAGTCGTCACCACCTACTGCCAACAGTTGCTCCGCGCGGACTACTTCCGCGTCATCCAGAAAGCCAACAAACAGCGGCCAGCACGGTATCAGCTGATCAAAGACACAGGACCTCTGCCACCGACAGTACAACGCAAAGCGGTCATTATTGACGGCAATGACGGCAAGGTCGCTCACGTTGAGGGGGCACAGCTATGAGTGCGCGGTTCAGAAAAGCCGAAGACGCATGGTGCGGAGAGCTGCCCGATTGGGTGGCAGTGCTGGTCGCAGCCTGCGACGCCGATGGAGCGTCACAGAACAAAGTCGCCAAGAAAATCGGTTACTCCAGCGCCGTGATCAGCCTCGTGTTGAACAACACCTACACCGGCGACATGGACAAGATCGAAAAGAACGTGCGTGATTTTTTCATGCGCGGCGTGACCTGCCCTGCCCTTGGCGACATCACCGCCGACCAGTGCCTGGCATGGCGTCTGGAAAGCAAAGAGCCGAACCCCTCCTCACCGCACAAATCCCGCATGTTTCATGCCTGCCGAAAGTGCCCGCGCAACCGCAAAGACGGGCCGGAGGGCGTCAACAAATGAGCGCCCCAAAGACACATGCCCCTTTCTCTGAGGACGAAATGCTCGATCTGGCTGCCCGTGCCATCGGCAAGATTGATGCGCGCGGAAGCCGTGGGATCGAGCGCCTCACCAACGACGAAATCGAAGCCATGGCGCTCACTCTTGTTTGCCTCGGCATGAAGCCAATCCCGTATCATCAGGAGACCTGACATGAAAAACAAGCTCCACGACCTCAATAACCATCTGTTTGCGCAACTCGAACGCCTCGCCGACGAGGATTTGGACGCCGATGCAATCGCCCGTGAGGTGAAGCGTGCTGATGCCATCGTAGGCTTGTCTGATCAGGTTTTGAGCATCGCAAATACCGGATTGAAAGCGGCCAAACTCTTTGCAGAACACGGCGAGGCCGTGTTGCCACACCTTCCCCAAATCGGGCCCCAAATCGGGAGCAAGACGGAATGAAACGCGCATGCATTCCATATAGCGCGATCGAGCTTGCCTGGCTGAAGGAACGGGCCACGACCAAGCGCACGGAACTGCATGCCGAGTTCTGTGCGACCTTTCGGCGTGAAGATGTGTCGTTTGAAAACCTGCGCGCTCTTATGAAGCGTAAGGGCTGGAATACAGGGCGCACGGGGTGCTTTGAAAAAGGTCAGCATTCCTGGAACAAGGGAAAAAGCCTGCCCGTGAGTGACGCTTTCAAAGCGCGCCAGTTTAAAAAGGGACATCGCCCCCATAATCAAAACGAAATCGGCCATGAGCGGATCAACCGAGAAGGCTATGTCGAGATCAGTGTGGCCGAGCGAAATCCATGGACCGACGCCGAACGCCGCTACATCGCAAAGCACAAATGGCTTTGGGAGAAGGCGCATGGCCCCGTGCCGGATGGTCACTGTCTCAAGTGCGTTGATGGCGACAAAACCAATACAGCGCCTTCGAACTGGACCCCGATCCCTCGCGCCCTTCTGCCTCGCCTCAATGGTCGCTGGGGAAATCTGAGTTACGACGACGCGGAGCCGGAATTGAAACCCTATGTTCTGGCCGCTGCGAAACTACAGAACGCCGCGCGGAATGCTCAAAAAAATCACTCTCAAAATGGACGTAAGAAATGAACCAGAACACCAATATTCAAACCGTGCCTGACGGCATCGATGTCATCAACGGCAAGCCCTACATGGCAGATGCCAAGGGCAGTCTCGTGCCTGTGGAAATGATCAAGGCCGAAGCTAAGCTCGAAGATCAAACCGTGCGCAAAATCATCGGCTATGCCTCGGACCTGAGTGATCAAGTGGCCCGGTTCAAAGGCCATACTTTTGAAGACCTCTCCACGCTTGAGGGCCTTTTGGCTGAGAAATACGGACGTACCAAAGGCGGATCTAAGGGCAACAAAACCTTCATGTCGCATGACGGCCTGTTCAAGGTGCTCATTCAGGTTGCCGACCACATTGACTTTGGGCCTCAGCTCCAGATCGCCAAAGAGCTGGTCGATGAATGCCTCAACGAATGGTCGGCTGAGAGCCGCCCGGAAATCCGCGCCATCGTCACGCGTGCGTTCAACACCGACAAAGCCGGTCAGATCAATCGCTCTGAGGTGTTCATGCTGTTGCGCCTTGAGATTGAAGATGCGCGTTGGAAACAGGCGATGACAGCCATCCGGGACGCCATGCGCGTGGTCGGGTCCAAAACCTATGTGCGCTGCTATCAGCGCGACACATATGATGGGCCTTGGCGGGCGATCACCATCGATCTGGCGAAAGCATAAGGGGAGTGGGATGACTGATCGCACGCTCCAGCGCCAAATCTTTGCGGGCTGCAAGCAGCTTGGCATTGATGATGACACGCGCCATGATCTGCAGCTCGTGGTGACCGGCAAGGCCTCTCTGTCCGACATGTCTGACGCCGAGTTGCGAGCTGTGGTTGAAAACCTCAAAGAGCGCGGATTTAAAGCGGGCTTTAACGGCGGCAAAAAGGGTAAGTTCAAGCCTGCGCCCCGTGCCGATCTGCGCCTTATCCATGTGCTTTGGAAGCTCCTTGGGGATGCCGGTGTCTTGGACCGCCCTGACCGCGCCGGTCTCAACGCCTTTGTGCGGTCTCGGTTTGAAGGCAAATGGCAGTCGGTGCCAATCGACATCGATGCGCTGCGCGATGCAGACCAGATCAACGCGGTGATCCGTGCCCTCAAAGACATGTGCCGCCGCAATGGGGTGCAGACGAAATGACCGAGCTGGGCGTCTCCGATCATGCGGTGTTGCGATACTTGGAGCGCGCTGGCGGTTTCGAGATCGAACGCCTGCGTGCGGAGATCGCCCGGAAAGTAGCTCAAGCCAGACGCCCAGATCAAACATATGTGCCGATTGGTGATCTGAATTTTATCGTTCGAGAAGGCGAAGAAGGCCTTGTCGTGACCACTGTTTTGCAACGTCCAGAACGCAAAAAGCGCAAGAAACCTAAAGCATGGAGGATTGAAGATGACCTCATCTGACTGGCCGTTTGGAGACCGCGATGCGTGGATTGACGAACTGGAGGCTGATCTTGGGCAGCCTGCCGTTTTGAAACTGTTGGCCAATGCCGGGGGCCAAAGACGTGATGTCCCCAAACGCGCCGCCGGATCTAATCTGGCCGCCGAAGTCGGCCAGCCTGTAGTCGAATGGTTGAGCGCACGCTTTGGCGGCACAGCCGTCGACATTCCAAGTCTGCGTGCTCGCAAGACGCAAGATCGCGCTGCCGAACTGCGCGCAGCTATTCTCGACGCCGGATTGACCAAACCGACGCGATCAGCCAATGTCATCGCGACCGAGTTTGGTGTGACAGCCGCTTGGATACACAAGTTGCGTACCCAAATGCGGCGTGAAAGCGGTCATGATGACCAGCTCTCCCTACCTTTCCCAAATCCGCAGTCCGAGTAGCCCCAAAACCGCATCCCCGGCCCAATCTGGCCTTTGACATGGCACCTCCAATTGTATTGGGGGTGCGTTCCGCCTCCGAATTGGAGGCATAGATGCGCGTTAAATCTCATAAGGTTGAAGGGCTGGAGTTCAAAAAGGCCTATTACACTGGTGGCATTATCACCCCGGAGATCGTCGTCCTTCATGATACGGCGGGCCGTCTGAGCAGGCTCAATTCGGCAGATTATCTAGCGTCTGAAAACGTCGCCAAGGCCAGTGTCCATTTTGTGATCGAAACCGATGGCACGATCACCCAGCTGGTCCCAACCAACCGAAAAGCAAATCATGCGGGCCGCTCCAGTTTTCACGGGCGCGATGGGTGCAATGGGTTCTCTATCGGCATCGAACTTGTCAATCCTGGCCGCATGACCAAGGACGGTGGGCAAGGTGTGGCTTGGTATGGGCAGAAATTCGATTTCAGCCTGTACGGCTTGGTGGAGATGACCACAGAGCCCCACGGCCACGGCATCTGGATGCCCTATGCAGAGAAGCAAATCACCGCACTCTTATCGCTCCTGGAGGCGCTTTTCCGCGACATCAAAACTCTGACTGACATCACCACGCACTGGTACGTGAGCCCCGGTCGCAAGGTCGACACCAATCCCCTCTTCCCGCTCGAACATGTCCGTGCCCACATTCTTGGCCGTGACGATCCGGCAGACGCAGCCGCAAACAAAGGCTCTGAGCTGTCAGATGAGATGGTCCAAGTCGAGACCTTTGGCGGCACACTCAATATGCGCCGCTGGCCATCGTTCAATCCCAACATCATCGCCTCCATTCCAGATGGCATGATCGTGCCCGTGCTGCGCACAGGTATGTTTGATCGTCGCCAATGGCTCCGTGTTCTCTATGGCGGCCAAGAAGGCTGGATCGTTGCCAAATATGCCGCCCCAATTCTCACGCCCACATCCTGAAAGAGGTTCCTATGAACGCCCTGTTTTCTGAAGTTATCACGATGTTTCTGCCGACCTTGTTGCAGATCATCTCGGCCATTCTTGGCACGCTCCTGATCCAAGCCGCAGCCGTCGCCAAAACGCGCTGGGGCATCCAGATTGAAGCGACCCATCGCGAGGCGCTTCACTCTGCTTTGATGTCGGGCATTCGTGCTGCACTCGCGCGCGGAGAAGACCGGCAGGCTGCCATCACGTCAGCCATCAAACATGCGGCTGTCAGCGTGCCCGACGCCATTGCCGCACTGGACCCCGCCCACGGCGTGTTGGCAAGTATCGCCGAGGCAAAGCTGCGCGAGGCCCTTGGTTCCTTGCCACCATTGCTCGGTTTCGACAGCGTCGCTGGTCTGTCTTCCAAAATGGCGGCGAGCGACAGCTGATGACTGTGGATGTCATCTCCATTCTGGCGGCGGTGCTCACATTATTGAGCATCGCCAATATCCTCTACACCTGGTGGCGCACGCGCGACAAGGACGTGGAGAAGCGCGATCAAGCCATCGAAGAGCGGTTCAAGGTTGGTAGTGCGCGCATGGATCGGCTTGATGGGCGGGTCGCCAGTGTCGAGCAGGCCTTGCGCGGGCAGCCGACACGCGAAGACCTCCATGAACTCCACCTCTCCCTGAAGGAAATGCAAGGCGAGATGAAAGCCATGGTTGCCGTGATGGAAGGCAACAGCAAAATTATGAGCCGTCTCGAAACGATTGTTGCACGGCATGAGGACCATTTGCTCGACGGAGGAAAACGATGAGCGACTACGTTGATACTGTGCGCAAACACCGCCGCCTTGCGATCCTGCGCCATCTTGAGGCTTGCGCCGAATATATGTCGAATGCCTCGATCCTTGGCGATATCCTCGCGGGTGTCGGCTTGCGCTCCACGCGCAGCCAAGTGGTGACGGAATTGGCCTGGTTGCGGGAAAACGGCTTTATCATCTACGATGACAACGCTGATTTCATTGTCGTGCAAGCCACTCAGTCAGGCGCGGAAATCGCACGTGGCGTGACAACACACCCCGAGATCCAGCGCCCACGGCCGAGGAGCTGATATGCCTCCTCCCCGTAAAATAGACCTGCTGCCCGCAGAGCTGCGCGTGTGGCTCCAAGACGAGCTGCGTGATCGCGGCTTTGCCGGGTATGTTGAACTCACCGAAGAGCTCAATCGTCGTCTGGCAGAGCACGGATCAAGTGAGACCCTGCATCCGGCAACGGTCAATCGCTTTGGCCAAGGATACGAAGCCTTTGTGAAAGCTCAGGAACAGGCCTCTGAATGGGCAGTTGAGTGGATGCAAAGCGAGGGTCTCGCGGATGAGGCCAAGCGCCACAACGTCCTTTTTCAAATGGTGACCACACTCGCCTTCAAGGTGATGCAGGCGCAGATGATCAAGGACGGTGGTGATATCAACCCGCAGGAATTGCACTTTATCGGGAAGATGCTCAAGGACGTCATGCAATCATCTGGCATGCGCGAGAAACTTGTCACAGATGAGCGTGAGCGGGTTGCCAAAGAGGCACGTGAACAGGCTCTCCAAGAGGTCGATGACAGGCTCGCCGGGGCTGGAGCCGAGGCTGGGCTTTCGGAAGATCGGGTTGAGTTCATGCGCAACAAGTTACTTGGCAAAAAACCGAAGCAGGTGAAGAGGTGATACTCGAAGAAACACTCGCGCCGAAAAATCCTGTTCTTTCACGAGACCCGGAAAAGGTTCCTGACGGGTTTCTCTCAAGCGGTGACTTGCCGGATGATCTGGACCCGACCGCCGACGGCATCCTTATGGATCACCAGCTCGAATGGATTTACGACGAAAGCGATCTCAAGATCGCGGAAAAGGGGCGTCGTACCGGGATCACGTTTGCCGAAGCTCTGAATGATACGCTCATCGCGGCGGCCTCACGCTCCGCTGGTGGCGACAATGTCTTCTACATCGGCGACACCAAGGACAAAGGCCGTGAATTCATCGGATATGTTGCCCATTTCGCGAAGGTGATCTCGGGGGAGCTGGCGCAGATCGAGGAGTTCATCTTTCAGGATGAGCGCCCCGATGGAACGTCCAAGGACATCACCGCTTTCCGCATCCGGTTTGCCAGCGGCTTTCGTATTGAGGCCCTGTCCTCCAACCCTGCGAACATTCGCGGTCTTCAGGGGATCGTGGTCATTGACGAGGCCGGGTTTCACCAGGACGTGCGCGAAGTCATCGACGCGGTGAACGCCCTTTTGATCTGGGGCGGCAAGGTTCGGGTAATCTCGACGCACAATGGCTATCTGAACCCGTTCAATGAACTGGTGCAGGAAGCCCTTGCCGGAAAGGTACCGTTCAACGTCCATCACATCCCCTTTTCAAAGGCCGTTGAAAACGGGCTTTATAAGCGCGTCTGCTACATGAAGGGGCGGGAGTGGACGCAGGAAGGCCAAGACGCATGGGAGGCGCTCATTCGCGGCGCTTACGGGGTGCGCAAGGCAGCCATGCGGCAAGAGCTCGATGCGGTGCCTGCGGACACGGCCGGAGCGGCGCTGACGCGCGTCCAGATCGAAAAGTGCATGGCGAAACCGGACGAAGTCCCGATTGCTAAATGGATTTGCGACGATGACTTCCGGGATCAGTCGGAAGAGGTGCGCACAAAAGCTGCCCTGGACTGGTGCGAGAAAGAGCTGAAACCCGCTCTGGCGCGGCTCGACAAGGGACGCCCCCACTTCTTGGGCGGTGACTTTGCGCGCACCGGGGACGCGACAGATTTCGTCATCGCGCAAGACGGTGTCGATCTGGTCCATCGCTGGAAGCTGGTGATCGAACTGCGCAATATCCCCTTCGATCAGCAACGCGAGATTCTATACTACGCCTGTGATCGTATACCGCGCTTCTCGAAAGGTGCTTTCGACAAGGGGGGAAACGGCGCTTATCTCGCGGAGAAAGCAGCCCAAAAATATGGCCCCACGATTGTCGAAGTATCCTTTTCACGCGAATGGTACGCGCGGGAGATGATACCCTACATCGAAGCGTTCGGAGATCAGACGATTTTGCTGGCGCGCCATGAAGATGTTCTCAGAGACCATCAGGCGCTCACCTATGAGAACGGTGTGATCAAGGTGCCCCAAAATTTTCGGTTCAAAGGATCTGACGGTTTGGATCGGCACGGCGACAGTGCGATCGCCGGGGCTTTGGCTTTCTTTGCCAGCCGTCAGGAAATCTCAGAATACGCCTATCAAGGTGTCCCTGGCACACGATCCCGTTGGGCTAAACCAGATCACGATGATGATGACGAAGATAAAAGCTCCACACGTTGGGGCAATGCTGGAGGTGCTTGGTGATGCCGATCCTTGATCAATTTGGCCGACCGCTGCAAAGCGTGCCGGAATCGGAACTGTTGGAGCGTCAGGCAGTCGCGTCATTTGGCTCTGTGCGACAAATCCAATCTGGGCACCCGGCAGATGGCCTGACGCCTTTGCGCCTTGCCGCCATCTTGCGTGAGGCGGAAAATGGCGACGCCACCTCCTATCTCGAACTCGCGGAGCAAATGGAAGAGAAGGACCTGCACTACGCGGCCGTGCTCGGCGTGCGAAAGCGCGCCATTCGCTCGCTGGCCAGTCAGGTCGATCCCGGAGACGACAGCGACGCCGCCAATGAAGCGGCGGACATGGTCCGTCAAACACTCTCTGCCGCGCCTGTCAAAACCGCGCTGATTGACGTGATGGATGCGCTTGGGAAAAGCTATTCCGTCAGCGAGATTGGTTGGGAACGTGAAGGACGCAACCTCAAAGTCTCCTCGCTTGAGCTGGTGGATCCGCGCTGGTTCGAGTTTGATCAAGAAAACGGCAAGCACATCTATTTGCGCGATAATGCCGGACCGCAGCCTTTGCGACCTGACAGCTATGTCATCCATATGGCCAAGGTGAAGAGCGGCTTGCCGATCCGAGGCGGTCTCGCGCGGCTTGCGGCTTGGGGCTACATTTTCAAGAACTACACTTTGAAAGACTGGGCCATTTTCTGTGAGGCCTATGGCCACCCGCTCCGGCTTGGTAAGTATGACACCACTGCCACGCCCGAGGACCGTCAGACGCTTCTTAGAGCCGTACGTCAGATCGGCGCAGATATGGCTGCGATCATCCCGAAATCCATGGAGGTTGATATTGTCTCTGCGGCTGCGACCGGCGCGGACAAGCTCTATGAGGGCAATGCGCGCTATTGGGACGAGCAGCTCTCCAAAGGCGTGCTTGGTCAGGTTGCCACAACGGACGCAATCTCCGGCGGCCATGCCGTTGGCAAAATCCACGAGGAAGTCCGCTCCGATATTCGCGACGCCGATGCAGAGCAACTCGCAGCAACGCTTCAGCGCGATCTGGCCGGGCCTATTGTTCGGCTGAACTTTGACCCCCGCCACAACGTGGCTATGCCGGTCATCAGTTTTGTGACCCCCGAACGCGCTGATCCTGATCTCTTGCTGCGACTGCTGGATAAGGGACCACGCCTGGGACTGCGGATCGCGACGTCAGATGTGCGTAAGGCCTTCAACCTGCGTGAGCCTGAAGACGGCGAAGAAGTCCTGATGGCACCAGCGCCGGCCAAACCCGAAGCAACAGTACCGCCGAATTTGGACCAACAAGCGGCCTCCACGCTGTCTGAGGCTGCGCCCAAAGACAGCATTGATGCGCTGATCGAAGAGCTGATGTCTGATGGCGAGCTTCAGAAGGTCGCCGAAGGCGAGTTGGCTGAACTGCTCGACATCTTGGGAAGTGCAACTGACTTTGATCAGGTGCGCGACATTCTTGACGTCTTCACGGAAGGCAGCGGGTCAGCAGCCCTGCGCGAGCATCTCAGCCAGACCACCTTTGCAGCCCGACTGGCGGGGGAGGTTGGGGCCGAGGTGAGTGACGCATGATCACCTTGGAGCCATTGCCGCATCGCGAGGCCATTGAATATTTCCGCTCCAAGGGGTTTGCGCCGCAGCTGCAGCGTTTCAGCCATCTCGATCTCTGGCGTGAAGAGCATGCGCGCAATTTTGTCGTCGCCAAAGGCATGCGCGATGACGTCTTGGCACTCATTCGCGGGGAGCTTGATCAAGCACTCAGCGAAGGCCGCACACCCGCCCAGTTCCAAGCCAACCTTGAGCCCGCCCTCCAAAAAGCCGGATGGTGGGGCAAATCTGTCATGACAGACCCTTTGACCGGCGAGCTGCAAGACGTGCAGCTGGGATCGGTTCGGCGTCTGCGGACGATCTATGACACCAATATGCGCACGGCACATGCTGCTGGTCACTGGGCGCGCATCCAGCGCACCAAGAAGGCGTTCCCTTATCTGCAGTATATTCAGGTTGAACGCCCCAGTAAGCGCCATGACCACGAGCGGTTCCACGACAAAATATGGCGTGTCGATGATCCGATCTGGCAGCGGATTTATCCACCGAATGGGTATTTTTGCGGCTGCCATGTTGTGCAACGCACCGAAGGCTGGATGAAACGGCACAATCGGCAGGTGTCGCCCTCCATTGATCTTGACGAACAACCGTGGACCAATAAACGCACCGGCGAAGTGTTCGACGTGCCACGGGGCGTTCATCCCGGCTTTGATGCCAATCCGGGTGCAGCTTGGCTTGACATCAAAGAGCGCGTTTCTGAAGTCATGCCGGATCTTAATGACGAGAGACAGGCTTACGAGCGCGGCATTTTGCAAGGGTTGCGGCTTCGCCAAATGGGGATTGGCCGGGAGACGCTTGTCGTCTCCGATGCAGACGAGCAAAGCTCTATCCTGTTTGACGCGCCACCGGATCGGCCAGGTGCGGTATCGGTGGATGCGGCCCTGCTTGAGGGCAGTGGCAGTTTTCAGGCGGATCGCATCACGTTGCTGCACAGCCATCTCACAGACTCACCGCTGTCCTATTCTGACATTCAGACGCTCGGCCACCCCCGCGTCCTGTCGGTGACCGCAATCTCTCCGGGTGGGGCGATCTGGCGCGCAAAACCCGGCTCTCAAATTCTGGGGCCACAGTTTCGGGAATTTGCAATCCGAGCCAAACCCATCGTCGAAAGCGACCTGAAAGCGTTGTCAGAAAGTGACCGCGCTTATATCATCCAACATGCTCTCGGGCTTTTCCTTGAGCGCCGCGGCGCGATCCACTATCATTATAGCCTAACAGACCGGCTCAAACAGTTCTTTGCCAAATACGCCGATCTGATCGAAAGGCTTTCGACATGAAACTCGCGCTGCTTCCAGATCCTGACTTTCTCGACTTGGCCGCCTGGACGAAGCGCTTGGAAGAGCTGCGTGCTATGTCATCGGATGTTGCAGGCTTAGAGGCCAGTCTTGATCATGCTCGGGCCATGGTAGACCTCTTGAGTGCCGAGGCCGATAAATTTCCCGCACAGGCCATCTGAGGCGCGGGGCGGACACTTGCTGCTAAAACCTGCTTAAAGGCATTTTTAAACGCTCTGCGGGATTTTTAAACACTATCAGATGGCATAGCCCCGGTTGCGATTGCGCGACAGAGGGCAAGTATCCCCAAAACTGCATCCCCGGCCCTTTGAGGCGACGGTCATGGCATTGCTTGCCCATGACCAAAACAACTCGACATATCTGCGCTCTTGCGCCGCTACCCGGAGGGGTGCCTGATCAAATCGAGATCATGCACCTTGGTGCATTGCGCTTTGCTCCGGCGGACATTCGCAATGCAGCTGGTTTGCATCTGGTCCCGGATCAAGCCGAGGCTGTCATTTCTGCGAGCTTTGAAATGGCGGCTGGTGGCGTGCTGCCCATTGACTTCGATCACCGCTCTCTGTCGGCCCAAGGCACCGCGAACAGTCGCGCCGCCGGGTGGATCACGGCAATGCATGTGGATGGTGATCGGGTGATGGCGTCTGTCGAGTGGACCTCCGAGGGTCGCCGCGCCATCGAAGACAAAAGCTACCGCTTCATTTCTCCCGTATTCAAAACGCTGCGCTCGAATGGGTCTGTCGTTCTGATCGAGGGCGCTGGTCTCGTCAACAATCCAGCCCTTCCCGAAATTCGTCAAATCGCATCAAAGGATGAACACATGGACCCGATCGAAGAGATCGCGGGCCTGCTTGGCCTGTCGGCTAAGGAGCCCGATAAACTCACCGCGCGCATTGAGGCGCTCGTTGGGACCGAAACCCAGATGGCCTCTATCGCGAAAGCTGCCGGTGTCTCCGGCGATGATGCCGTGACACAGGTCTGCGCCCGCTTGAAGGTCCCCTCAGCCGACCCGGCCAAGTATGTGCCACTGAGCCAGTTTACCGATCTGCAAACCCAGTTTGCCTCGCTTCAAAAAGAGGTCTCTGGCGACAAGGCCGAGGCTGCATTGGAGCGCGCCCGTGAAGCAGGCAAGCTGACACCCGCCATGGAAGACTGGGCCACTCAGCTGGCATCGAAGGACCTCGGTGAATTTGAGGCATGGGCCGCATCGGCTCCCGCCGTCATCGACCTCAAAGGCGGTCGTAAACTCGCTGGCAAAAACCCGCCCGTCAAGACCGACGCGCTTGATGAGACCGAGCGTCAGGTCGCCTCGGTTATGGGCATCAGCGAGGACGCATTCCTCAAAACCCGCAATGCCACTGTGAAGGAGGTCTGAGATGACGGCTCTGGCAAAAAACACCCCTCGCACCCGCGTCGGTCATGGTCTGCTCTTTCAAGACCCCGTGGCCGCAGCCACCATTATCTATAACGGGTCTATGGTTGCGCTTGATGCGTCCGGCAATGCCATCCCGGCCATTCCGGCTGGGACGGTCATGCGTGGTGTCGCGACCGAAGGTGTCGACAATTCTGATGGGGTTGCAGGCGATGCCTCTGTTCCCATCGAGCGCGGTCCCTTCGTGGTCGCGAACGATGGCAGCGTTGATCGCACTCACATTGGCACCGACGTCTATGTCGTTGACGACAACACCGTCGGCGCCGTCGGCACGTTGGTCGCCGGAAAATGCCTTGACGTCCTGATCGCAGGCGTCGTGGTCGAAATTCTCTAAAGGGGTCCGCAAAATGGATATCACACACGCCGCACTTGCGGCTCTGAATATCGCCTTCACCACGGCGTTCAATGAGCGTTTGACGGGTGTTGAAACCACCTATGGCCGTATCGCTATGACGGTCAGATCAACCACACGCAATCAGGCCTACCCGAAACTCTCTGAGCTTGGGCCGATGCGCGAATGGGTTGGCGAGCGCTTCATCGAACGCCTGGAGACTGACGGCTTTGTCATCCGCAACCGCAAGTTCGAGAAAACGGTTGCTGTCCAGGTTGATGACATCTCCGACGATCAGGTCGGCATTTATGCTCCCATCATCAGTGACATGGGCCAAACGGCCGCTGAATTGCCTGATGATCTGGTCTGGGAGATGCTCGAAAAAGGCTTCACCACTGAACATTACGACGGCCAGATGTTTTTCGACACCGATCACCCGGTGCTGGACAAAGATGGCAATGAGCAGTCGGTTTCCAACTTCCAAGGCGGTGCCGGCGCAGCCTGGTATTTGATCGATGACACACGCGTCATCAAGCCGGTCATCTTCCAAAATCGCGAAGCCGCAAAAATCACCGCAAAAACCTCTCTCACAGATGACAACGTATTTGAACGCGACGAATTCCTGTGGGGGGCAAAACGGCGCGCTGCTGCCGGCTTTGGCGCATGGCAGTTGATCTATGCCTCACGTCAGCCGCTGACGCCAGAGAACTATGCGGCTGCGCGTGCCGCGATGATTGGCGCAACCGGACATCGTGGCCGCAAGCTGAACCTGAAGCCCAAGTTGCTTGTCGTCTCCGCCTCCAACGAAGGGGCTGCACGCAACATTTTGCTCAACGAGCGTGATGACGCCGGCGCTACCAACACCTGGCGCAATACGGCTGAGCTGCATGTCGAGGGTCGCCTGACCCTCTGATCTAGCCCGAGAGGCGATCAGTTTTTCAAGGGGCCGGTAGGTCCGGCCCCTTTTGTGAACTGATGGAAACTAACAGGAGACCAGAAATGGCCCGCAAGACCACAAGCATCATCAAACCCGAAGCCGCAGCCTCCAAAGACGCTGCAGACATCAAAACTGCTGATGCCGTAAAGGTCGCAGCGACAGGCGAGGACGCCACGAAAGTGACCACCGATGCGCCAACCGATGCAGGCAACGCCAATGAACAGGCCAAGGCCAGCGATACGGATGCCGTAAAGGAAACCGACAAGGTGGCCGACGCAGGCATCAATGACGACCAAGCCGACAAAGAGGCAAAATCCGATGATGAAACCATTCCGGCAGAGCCTCACCTCATCGTGCTCTGTCATCGCCAGGACGGTCGCCGCCGCTGTGGTCGCCGCTGGCCGCATGGTGAGACCATCGTGCCTGAAGCGGACTTGACCGCGTTTCAGATTGCTCAGCTCGAAGCCGATCCGCATTTCACTGTCGCAAAGCTGGCTGACTGATCATGACCTACGCCACCGTCGCCCAGCTCAAGGCCGTGATCCCGTCCGGGGATCTCGCTCTGCTCACCGATTTTGAGGGGGCAGATACGCCGTCTGATGATCGTCTGACGCAGGCGCTGGACGACGCGACGGCGGAGATCAACAGCTATATCGCCAAAGCCGTCACCCTGCCCTTGGCCGATCCGCCGCACATCCTGACGGTGATCTGCCGCGATCTCGCGATGCACCGGCTTTACGTCAACCTTGGTCACGATGCCGAGGTTTACGGCACCCTGCGCAAGGATGCGATATCGACCCTGAAAAGCATTGCCAAAGGCGACACCTCTATTGGCGACGATGGCGATGGTGACACCGAGCTCACCTCTCCCGGTGTGGCCATGACCGACGGCCCTGCCCGTCAGTTCACCCGCGACAGTTTGAAGGGGTTCTGAGATGGCTGGCGTGACCTTTACCCTCCGGCTTGACGATGTCGCCCCCCGCGCAGCCTTGGCGCGCGCCGTAGCCGGTGCCCGTGATCTCACGCCCCTGATGGAGGAAATCGGGTCCGTGTTGGTCAACGGAGCTGTCGAGCGGATTGGCCAGACCAACGTCACACCCGAAGGGACGCCTTGGCCGAAGAGCCTGCGCGCTCAGCTTGAACAGGGCACGACCCTGCATGACAGCGGTCAGTTGATGCGATCTATCACAGAAGAGGCCTCGCCAGGTCAAGCCGTGGTCGGATCGAACATGATCTATGCTGGGGTGCATCAGGCAGGCGCGACGATCCGGGCGAAATCAGGCGGCGCTCTGTCTTTCACATTGGCAAATGGCGAAAGCGTCATGGTTGGGTCCGTCACGATCCCGGCACGCCCTTATCTTGGCGTCAGTGAGGACGAAGCCGCAGACATCGAAGGTCTGTCGGTTCTGTATTTCACGGACCTGCTCGAAGGCGAGGTTCACTGATGCTGCAGCTTGACCCGGCCATCGTCAAAGACCGGCTCGCCGAAATCGGCGCGTTTAAGACCATCGGCCTTTCCGCCGATCTCGGGCGCGTCAGTGCGCGCGCGCTGCAATACCCGTCTGCCTTCGTCATCCTGTTAGGCGAGCAAGCGGGCGACAACCGCTACATGTCAGAGGACATGGTCGAGCAGGCCGTGACAGCCCGGATCGGCGTGATCATGGCCGTGCGCGACATCGCTGACACCAGCGGCGCGCGCGCCTCGACCAGTCTCGCCCCCCTGCGTGAAGCGGTGCTGCTGTCGCTGTGCCGCTTTGTGCCAGAGGTCGGAGGCAATGCTTTCCGCTTTGCCAAGGGCGCACTCCAAAGCGGTATCGACACCCACGGCGGTCTCTTTTGGCAGGACGATTACACATTGCGCTTTGATCGGCGCATCCAGATCACTTGAGGAGTTAGACTATGGCAACCTGGAAACAGCGGCTGATCCGCGAAGTGTTGGAAACCACCTCTGGCACGGCTGAGGCCACAACCGCAGCCAATGCGATCCTCGCTCGTGAGGTGACCTTCAATCTGCTTGATGCGGACTATACAGAGCAGGACTTTTTGACCGGCCAAGAGGGCGCACAGGTTGAAGACCTGAGCAACATTCGCGCGGGGGCCACCTATCAGGTCGAAGCCGCGCCCGGCCCCGTCAGCACCGTACCAGCCTATGCGCATCTGCTCCAATCATCGGCCATGGAGATGGCAGATGACGTTGGGGATACAGTCTTTACGCCGTTGCCTGTCGGGACCGAGATCCCGTCATGCACACAACAGCTGCGCAACGGGGTGCATATGCAGACCGTGGTGGGCGTGCGCGGCTCCTTTGGCTTCACGGCCGAGGTCAACAAGCGGGCTTATTTCAGCTTCACGCGCCAAGGCCAATATCAGGCTCCCGTTGCCTTTGTCTCTGAGGCGCATGATTTCTCCGGCTGGCCGCGTGGTCTCGAATGTACGCCGGAGAACATGTTTGCCTTTACGCTGGGCGGCACCAAGCTCTGCGTGACGAGCTTCAGTTTTACCGATGGGCGCACGCCCAAAGTCAACGAATATATGAACTGCGTTGGCACCAAATTGAGCCCGCGCATGTTCACAGGGTCTATGACCGTGAAGCACCCGGATTTGGCCACCAAAGACCTGCTCAGCATGGTCAAGGATGTGGTGACTGAGCCGCTGATTTTCACGCTTGGCAAAACCGCAGGCCAAATCATCACGGTCACCGCACCCAAGGTGCAGATCAAAGCCCCGAGCGAGCAGGATATCAACGGTGACCTTGGCCTGAGTCTTGATCTGCGCTTCCTGCCCACCGCCGCGTCTGACGACGAAATCGAAATCCGCTTCAGCTGAGGAGCCGAGCTATGACGTGGTGGCAAATTCTTGGCGTCACGATGGTGGCTGGGTTCGGACTTCGGCTTGGTTGGCAAACCGCCAGCGAGATCATTGATGCGATCAATGCTGCAATGAGCAGCCTGTTTGAAGACACAGAGGGAAAATAAGCATGTTCGTTTTTGATCCGAATTACACCTTTGAATGGCCTGTAAAGGTCAAATATCCGAGCGCCGGTGGCGAGGATATCCGCGAGTTTACGGGCGTGTTTCGCCTGCCTGAAGACGAACTCGACCTCTACAAGCGCCCCGAAGATGGCACATTCCCGAGCCTGATCAACACCGTGCGTGACCGTCTGTCTGACTATTGGATTGGGTGGAGCGGCATCGAAACCGCATCTGGTGGCGAGTTGCCATTCTCGGAAGAGACCCGCGCCCGTCTGTTGCGCCAAAGCCCCATCCGTGAAGCCGTGGATCGTGCCTTTTCCGAAGCCTTGCTGGGGTTGCGTGAAAAAAACTGACAGCGGTCGCGCGCGCCATCTACGGCGGCGCGGCCATCTCAGACGATTTGATCGAAGACCTGATGGCTGAAGGTGGCATGAGCCGCGTCGATGCCGAAGCACAGGCCAAAGAGATGATGGGCGCGGAGACCCGCGATCTGCGCCTTCCATCCTCAGAGCAAGACCTGATCCGGCTGGCTTTGGCCACTGTTGGCAAATGGCGGGTCGCGGTCGGTCCGAGCGGCAAAGTGCTCCTTTTGGGGTTTGACTACGGCGAGATCGATGTGACGGCGCGCTGGATGGGGATCACCCCAAATCAGGACATGCAGGCCGGAATTGCAATCATAGAGCAGGCAGCGCTCAAGGTACTTGGTGAAACATGACGGAAATGCGCGCAAAACTGGTTGTCGATGCCGATGGGTCCTCCATCGTTGGCATGGCCCAGAAGACCGTATCCGGTCTTGATGCCGTCATGGATGCGGCGATCAAGACGGCGTCGGGTTTCAAACAATTAACCACCCATTCAAATGGTGTTGAAACCGGGTTTAGGCATGCTGTCTCTGCGCTCGTCGCCTCCGATACAGCCCTCGGCCGAGTTCAGGCTGGTGCAACAGGCCTGTCACAGGCGCTGAGGTCCCAATCCGCTGATTTGATTGCCACCCAGCGTGAAACGGCGGCGTGGACTGCGCAACTCAATCAGGTGCGCGCGCGCTTTGATCCGCTGTTCGCGGCGACCACGCGCTATGAGCAAGAGCTGCGCGATATTGCCGCCGCCGAAAAGATGGGGGCCTTGTCCGCCCAAACCGCAGCTGCGGCCAGGTCACGAGCCACGGCTGGGTATAATGCGCTGACCGGCGCGCAGGACCGTGTGACAAAATCCAGCAAGTTGATGCGCGGTGGCATCCAGAACGCCAGCTATCAGGTCGCAGATGCGGCAGTGCAACTGCAGATGGGCACGGCGGCCTCCATTGTGTTTGCTCAACAGATGCCGCAGCTTTTGGGCGGCATGGGCGTCATGGGTGCGGCTATGGGGGCCGTTGTGGCCGTTGGGGCCCCGCTGATCTCCATGCTGCTTACATCAGAGGACTCGGCAGGCACCTTAGATGAGCGCCTCGACAAACTCGACGGATCGCTGCAGTCCGTCACGGATCGCCTGAAACTGTTGCGTGATCAGGACCTGTCTCTGACCTTCGGTTCGATGGCCGGAGATGTGCGGACCCTGACCTCTACTTTGCTCGATCTGGATCGGGCTGCCGAACTGAAGAACCTGCGCAATACGCTCGAAGGGTTGCTGCAGGAGAACATTGAACCCGGTTTTTGGCAGAAACTCAGCCAGTCCATTTCGCTTGGCGCGGCTCCCATGCCCGGTCTCACGACTGAGGACTATCTGACAGGTAATTCAATTGCGCGCGGCAATTATAATGATCTGACAGGAGGTCGAGGGCCTTCTTTTGAAGAATTTGACACCCGCCGCGAAAACATCACGTCGCTGGCAAAAGCGGGTGAGGTGGAACAGGTCACCGCTGAAATCAAATCCCTCATTGCGGACTTTGCGGGCGACACACCTATCACCGACATGAACGACGAGCTGGTGAAAATGCTGCTTGCTCTGGGTGATGTTGCGCAAAAAACGGCTGAGGTCGAGGCTCAGTTCAATGGCTCTTCCCTTTCCGCACGCCTGGACAAAGAGACCGCGTCCATGGTCTCCGGCTATCAGCAGCAAGCGGAACTCGCTACCACGATCCTTCAGTTTGGCGAACACAGCGCTGAGGTCGAGGCGGTGCGCAACCGTCAAGCCAAGGAGGCCGTGACCTTGCGTCTGCGCGAGCTGGGCGTGGAGGAGGATAGTGTCCGTGAGCGGAATACGTTGGCAGAATTGGAAAAGGCTCAGGTCGCTGAGGTTAAGTTGCGCGCCGCAGAGCGCGAAAAGTCAATCACCGCCACGCTGACTGGATTGTCGGATGAGCTGACGCTGTCTCAGTCGATCATCTCCTATGGTGAAAACAGCGTCGAAGTCGAACGGTTGCGCACGGAGCAGGCACGGCAAACACTGGCCATTCGTCTCAAGGAAATCGGGGCAACAGAAGACCAGATCGTACAGGCTGAAGAGTTGCTCAAAAAGCAGCGCGAAGCGGCACAGGAGGTCAAGACCCAAAAGGCCGAAAAAGAGGCCGGTAAAACCCTCACAGACCTGCGCGCGCAGGCAGATATCAATGCTGCGATCCTGCAATACGGGAAAGACAGCCTTGAGGTCAAACGGCTCCAGATCGAAGCGGCCCGCGCGGAATATGTACAATCTTTGGCAACGATGCAGGTCTCCGAGGCGACGAAGGCCAATTTACTCGCGCAGTGGGATATCACCAAGGGGATGAAGGGTATCGATCCGTTTGGCACCCTGTCATCTGCACAGTCGATCCTTCAGGCACAGACCAAATCCATTGCAAAGCTCCAACTGGAGCAAAGCCTGATCGGGCAATCAGAAGCCACAAAGCGGCGCGTTTTGGCACTCTATGAGGCAGAATTGGATATCCGCCAAAAGGGTATCGACGTCGAGGGTAAGCTTGCCGCCAGAATCCGCGAAGGTGCATTGGCCGAGAGTGACCTTGCCGCAGAGGTCCAGCGTCAAGCTGATGCATGGGGCGATGTGCAAAGCTCGGCAGAGGATGCCATCGACGGCATCCTTGACGCGCTTTTGGATGGCGACATCTCTGGGGCCTTGGAGAGTATCGCAGAGGACATCAAATCCCTCTTCACGGATCTCGCGATCAAGAACCCGCTCAAAAACGCGATTTTGGGCACAGATTACGCCACGATGGACGATGTCGGCGGGCTGGGTGGCATATTTGATCGTCTGATGGGCAAAGTGCCCGCGATTGATCCAGCGGCAGCGGCGGCAAAAGCTGCGGCGCAGTCGGTGGCGACGATGCAGGTGACGGCGGCGAATGTGACGATCAGCACCATGGGCGGCTTGGGTGGTCTGGGCAGTGCTGCCAACATCAATGGCTTGCCGGGGTCCTCTGATATTCAATCGCAGATCGCGGCGTTTTTTTCCGGCAAGGGACTAAAGTCACACCAGATCGCGGGTATCATGGGCAATATCTCTGCCGAAAGTGCCTTCAATCCTGCCGCCGTTGGTGACGGCGGTACATCATTCGGCCTGTTCCAGCATCATGCTGGGCGCGGTCAAAGCCTTCTCAACGCCGTGGGTGGCACAGCCGGTCTTGGCAATGTGCAGGCACAGCTTGAGCATGTTTGGGAGGAACTGCTCACCTCTGAGAACGGTGTGCTCAAGAAGTTGATGGCCTCGACGAATGTTCAGGAGGCCACCAGCGCGTTCGTTGGATTCGAGCGCCCTGCAGGCTGGTCGGCCGCGAACCCAATGGGTGCGGACAACTGGTCCGGTCGCCTCGGTGCGGCCGAGGCCGCGATGACCAAATTCGCCACGACCACAGATGTAGCAACGCAGGGCCTCGGGACGCTTGGCGGCGGGTTTGACCTCTTCGGCCAGGCCTTGTCCCAGATCGGCTCTGGCACAGGCGGCGGCGATCTTCTGAGCGGTCTCATTGGTCCATTGCTCGGCGCGATTGGCATTCCGGGTTTTGCAACAGGCGGGGACACCGGGGGGTCTGATCCGAAGAAAGTTGCGGGCCTCGTTCACCAGAAAGAGTTTGTCTTTGATGCCGCCGCAACTGCGCGCATCGGTGTGGGCAATCTTGAAGCCATCCGGCGCGGTACGATGCGCGGCTATGCGTCGGGTGGCTATGTCAGCTCGGCGCGCGCCTATCCATTTCTGAATTCTGGCAGCTCCGACAACTCGGCTGGCAACGGCACAGTCGTCCAAATCATGCCGGTCAACAACAGCTCCGTGCCGCTCAACATGGAGGTCGAAGAGACCACCGGTCCACGCGGGCAGCGGCAGCACAAACTGGTGCTGTCTGATGCCGTGGCGACAGGCATGTCGGGCGGTGCCGCCAAACGGCAAATGAAGACCCTGTATGGGGCGCGTCAAAAGGGGATCGGACGCGGATGACCCTGACTTGGCCCGACACTCTCCCAAACCCTGAGCGCAACACGTGGCAGTCGCAGCCGCAGGATGCGCGCAAGAAGCGTCAAGCAGATACTGGCCCGACCGGCTACGGCGCGCGCTTCTCCGCATGGTCCACGAATGTGAGCCTGTCGGTGGTACTGACCCGTGATGAAAAGGCGATTTTCGACAATTTCTACCGCTTTGACTGCGCGGCGGGCACCCGTCTGTTTTACATGCCAGACCCAACCACAGACGGCTGGCCGATGCTGACCTCTGACGGGCAGCCGCTTTTGACCAGCGAGGGCGTGCCACTGCTTCTGTCAGCCCGGTGGCTCTGTTCCTTTGGCGATCAAGTGCCGGTTGAGAGCATCGTCGGGCAGGTCCAATTCCGCAAAACATTCAATGTGGTGGTGTACCCATGAGACGGATTTCACTGAATGCGCGCACAGCGATGGATGCGGTTTCGACCGATCAAATCCAAGTGCTGCTGTTTGAGATCACCCACCCTGATTTGGCCGCACCGATCCGGCTGTCGACCGACAACGCCGATCTGATTGAGGTTACGGAAACGGCGCAGATCAGAGGCACCCGCTCGACGTGGCGCGGGGCAGACCCCGCCACCGAGCCGTTCCTGTGGGTGGTGGCCTCGGCCATCCTGCCATCGGATAGCCAGGACGATCCGGGCGAGGCAAAGCTCGTGTTGGACGTGCTAGACGCGGCTTACGCCGAGCTGCTGCTCTCGTTTGTCGATCTCGCCACGATCCATATTGGCATGGTCATGGCGTCCACGCCGGACGTGATTGAGGACGAGGTGCTCGACCTCAACCTGACCGTCGCAAATATCACCGACACCGAGGTCGGCCTGACCCTGTCACGCCAAGAGATCGAGCTTGAATATTATCCACCGGGTCGCATGACCCGCACCAAGTTTCCGGGGCTGCATCAATGAGGAGTGAAGCGATGAAAAACCTAATCAATCGGGTGACGCGGCTTTGCGGATTGCACGCTTGCGATCTACCCGCGCAAGATCCTGTTCAATCGCGTCTGCAAGATCTCGAAAAAAGGCTGGAAGCGCTAGAGCACCAGCATCCTCAATCTCCCGGTATGACGCGTTATGGTCCTCCGAGCGGACCGGAACGCCAACTTCGATTTGATTTACATACTCTTGCTGCTCGGGGCCTAAGAGGGTGCAAGAGATGAAGTATGACACTAAGAAAACTCGTGTCTCGCTTTCGTCGTCGATCTCTTCAATGGGAAGGATCGCACCTGACTCGAGTGGTTCAATTTCCATAACAATCTGTCTCCGTCTGAAAAGAATCGTCCAGAATTCTTTTATCAGAGCAACGGCCTTGCCCATAGAAGGTTTGGGCACATGAGCTGGTCAAACAAATTCGTGGGCATCCCGCAACAGGACCACGGTCGCAGCCGCGCGGGCGCGGATTGTTGGGGTCTGGCCTGCATCCTCTATCAAGAGGAGTTGGGCATCACCCTGCCGGACTATCTCAGCTACAGCTCCCCGGATGAATGTGGCGAGGTCTCCGCGATCATCGAAGGCGAAAAGTCCAGCCCGCTTTGGCTGCCGGTCAGTGGTCCGGCCATCGCCTTTGACATTGCCGTTTTCAAACTCGGCCGCTTTTCTTCTCATGTTGGGATCGTTGTGCGTCACGGCGTCATGATCCACATGTTTGGCGAGGATCAAAGCAAGATCGAGCGCTATGATCGCGGCACCTGGAGCCACCGTTTTGAAGGCCATTGGCGGCACCAAAATATGGCGGGTGATCAGGCCGTTAAACACCGCGTTGAACGCCCTGTTCAAATCATCTCGGAGGCGTCGAGATGAGCCGCCCCCTCTCCCATATCCCGGTCCTTGCGGCTCCGAATTGGAACTCTGACGCCGAGCGGATCAAGCTCGACGTGCCCTATGGGTTGACAGTGGATGAGATCGTGCGGATGGCGCTGCCGGGGGCCACAGCCCACGAGCTGATGCTTGTTCGCGTGGCCTTGGTGACACCCAAGGGCATTGACGTGGTTCCGTTTGAGCACTGGCTGCGCATTCGTCCGCATCCGGGCGTGCAAGTCGTGATCCGCATTGTCCCCGGCAAGAACGCGCTGCGCTCGATCTTGTCAATCGTGGTGTCCGTGGCCGCCGTCGCCCTTGGTCAATTTTGGGCGGCAGGTCTCGGGTTCACCGCCGGGACAGTGGGGTTTGCCGTTGCATCTGGCCTGATCGGCGTGGGCGTCACACTGCTTGGCAACCTCTTGATCAACGCCCTGATCCCGCCGCCTTCGGCGTCTGATGATGAGACGCGCAACACCTATTCGATTTCGGGGCTCAAAAACCGCGCTGTGCCAAATGGTGCGGTGCCCATTGTCCTGGGCAAAATGCGCGTCGCCCCACCCTACGCAGCACTTCCCTACACCGAGATCGTCGGCGATGATCAATACATCCGCGTACTCTTTGTGATCGGCGAAGGTCAGATTGCAATTGAGGACATGCGCATCGGCGAGACCAGCCTGTCTGAATATGACGAGGTCGACACAGAGGTCCGCTACGGCATCGAGGGCGAGCTGCCCGTCAGCCTCTATCCGCAACAGGTGGTCGAGGAGCAGGTCGGTGTGGAATTGACAAAGCCGCGCCCCCGCGACGATGCAGGTGAGATCATCCAGATTGAGAGCGAGGAGGATTGGCCAACTTTGGATCTCGGGCTGTGGCCGGGGTTTGGCGATGGATTAAGCAGCGGTGATGACGCGCCGGGCGTTGAGACGCCGGTGGTGCGCACAACCGGCGCGGACGCCTCGGGAGCCTCTATCATCTTCGCATGGCCTGCCGGTCTCGTGCGCTACGACGACGACGGCGACAAGCACGATCAAAGCGTCAAAATCCGCATTGAACAGCGTTTGGTCGAGGCGACCGAATGGCAGTTGGTCGAGGAGCTTGTTGTGAAGGCCAAAAAGACCGAAGGCTTCTATCGCCAACACACCTGGTCTTTTCCGTCCCGCGCCCGCTGGCAGGTGCGGTGCACGATGCTGACGGATGAGAACACCAGCTCAAAGGTCCAACAGCGCACCACCTGGGCCGCGCTGCAGACCCTGCGCCCGGAATATCCGATGGCCTTCCCGCGCCCGCTGGCGCTCGTGGCATTGCGGATCAAGGCGACGCATCAACTCTCGGGCGCGCTGGACGATTTCAACTGCCTTGTGAGCCGGATTTGCCCCGATTGGGACAGCGCCACTGGCACATGGATCACCCGCGCCACCGAAAACCCCGCAAGCCTCTATCGCCATGTGTTGCAAGACCCGGCCCTGCCTGAGCCGCGATCTGACGCCCAGCTTGATCTGGAGCTTTTGCAGGAGTGGCATGAATTCTGTGATCTGAACGGCCTGACCTTCAACAAGGCGCTGTCTGAGACCAGCACCACCCTGCGTGATGTCCTGGCCGAGATCGCGGCTGCAGGTCGCGCCACGCCGCGCCATGATGGCCGCACATACGGCGTGGTGATCGACCGGCCCTCTCATGATGCGCTGATCGTCGATCACATCAGCCCGCGAAATTCGTGGGGATTTTCCACTGAGCGATCCTATTTTAAACCGCCGCACGCCTCTATCGTGACCTTTCTCGATGCGGACAATGACTACAAAGAGACCCAGCGCGAAATCCGTTGGCCGGGATATGAAGGCGATATCGAGATCACCGAAGAGCTGCCGATGTCGGGCAAAGTCTACGCCTCTGAGGTCTGGCGCGAGGCACGCCGCCGCCAGCTCGAAGCGATCTACCGCCCCGACACCTTTAAAGCGACCCAAGACGGCATGTTCCGGGTCGCCACGCGCGGTGACGATGTGATGACCAATCATTACACTCTGATGCGCGATCACCAGACGGGCCGCGTGAAAGAGGTCTTTGGCGCGCTCGTTGAGCTGGACACTGTGGTGGTGATGGAGGCAGGCGAGAGCTATGCCATCCGGTTCCGGTGGTTTGAGGACGAGGCCGACGTCATCGGTCAGTCTGTCGTCAGGATCGTGGAGACAGTACCGGGCGAGACCTCGGTCCTGACACTTGTTGGCGCTGGCCCATTGCCGCGTGGTGCGGCATTCGTGGATGGCATCTATCACGCCGGTGATCTCGTACAGTTTGGCAAATCCACCGCCACGGCGCTGCACCACATCGTCCGCAATGTCGAAAACACCACCGATGGCTGCTCGATTTTCAGCATGATTGCCGCAGCGCCTGAGATCGATATCGAGCTTGCCGCGACAGAGATCCCCGCATGGTCGAGCCGCGTCGGGGCTGAGCTGGACGACAATGTGTTGCAACCCTCCGCCCCGCGATTTGTCTCGATAAAAAGTGGCCTGACTGGCACCGGCCTCGCAAACAACATCACCTATCTGATCGAGCCGGGCTCTGGCTCTGTGCCGACAGCCACGTTCGAGATCGACCATCGCCTCTCTGGGGCCACGGACTGGACCACGATTGCGATTGCGGTAGCCAATGGTGGCGGTGACATCGAAGGCTATGTCACTGGCGATACCGTCGAAATCCGGGCACGCGGGATCAGTGCGACGGGCGTTTAT